TTATATATCTAAATTTTCAAAATTATTATTAATTATATTCTTTGCATTCATTAACATGCTATCTGTAACATGAGTATAAGTATTCATAGTTTCTTTAACATCATGACCAAGTATATAGGCTGCTGTTTTAAAATCTACACCCGATGCAATTAATTTAGTTGCATATGTATGCCTAAGTTCATGTAAACACACATTGAATCCTAAACTTTTCATTCTTTTATTCAGTACAGTCTGAAAACTTCTTTTTTCTCCAAAATTAAATATTCTACCATCTTCAGCTGGTTTATTATTAAACATATAATTTCTAATTTCCTTAATTGTAATTTCAGGTACTGGGATTATTCTATTAGAGTTCCTGCTTTTAAGAGGACCAAGCCCACAAACACCATTTCCTATATCTTTAAATTGCTTATTAATATCTATACCATTATTTAATATATCATCTTTTGTTAATCCTAAAATTTCTCCTATTCTAAGCCCTGCTGTAACAGCTATTAATGAAACTATGTAATATTTTTCTTTGTCATGTTTTAATTTTGAGAGAAGAGCTTTAACTTCCTCATCATCTAAAGCTCTTCTTTTTATTATTGTTTTATTCTTCTTTAGTTTAATATCATCACAAGGAGATACATTAAGTATTTTATATTTCTTAACTGCCGAATTGAATAAAATCTTAATATATCCTACTTTAGATTCAATAGTTTTTTGTGTTCTGCCTTTTCGGTATAAGTCATCTATAATATTTTGCACATCTTTAGTTTTAATAGATTTAAGAGGAAAATCCAATAATGCTTTAAAGCTATTGACAGAATACTTCATATTTGAAATTGTAGCAGCAGTTTGATACAAGTCATTATCTTGTTTATATATTTCATAAAACTCGCTGAATGTTACTTCAGAGTAATCCAGATTTAAATTCTTTGTAGATTTAATAGCTTCTTTTATAGCTTCGAGAGCTTTATCAGCTGCTCTTTTTGCTTCTTGCTTACTCTTAAATCCTTGCTTAGCTTTTTGTTTCCATTTACCAATATCGTAATCTTTATAAGATATTATGAATTGCCATCCTTTATCTTTCTGGCGATATGTAATGTTGTATTGCATAACTTTTCCTCCTTTGTATAAATTAATTTTCCATTTTTAGTTATACAACTAATTTTAGTTAACATGTCTACCCCTCCGATTTATCCCTTATTCCTTAAAAATTCATCTCATATTCTTAATTTATATAATTTATCTTTTGTAGTGTTCAGTATACCGAACATAAACGTATGTTCACATCAGGTGTAAAAAATATGGAAAATATCAACATTGTTAATATTTCCCTTGTCTGATTTTTTTTTATGTTACTTTTCAAAAAACTTAAATTACAATAGCTTTTTAACATCGAATCCAACACTCTTAAGTTTTTCAAAAAGTTCTTCAATATCTTTTTCTGTTAAATGTAATTTTTCATCATCAAAAGTAATCTCAAATAAATCTCCATCTATTTCTTTTTTTATATAAGTTCTATAATCATCAGATCTTAATAATAAAAAATTGGCATCTACATTTAAAAAATCAGCTATTTGAGATAATATTTTAAAGTTTGGTTCTCTTCTATCAACTAAATATCCACTTACAGTAGATTGTGAGACATTAAGAGCGTCCGCTAAGTCTTTCTTTTTAATTTCTTTTTGTTCTAATAAAAAGCTCAGTCTTTTACCAAAAGTGTCCAACATTTTCATATCCATAATAATCACACCTCAATATAAGTATAAGCTATATGCAAACTTTTAATTAAAAAATTGACAAAAAGCTAATTATTTTTAAAAAACATATTGACAACTTGACATAACGCGAATATAATTAACACATAAGCTAAAGAAATTTACTTATAGAAAATATCCAAAGGGGGTGATAATATGAGTAATGTATTATTCTTAAGAAGAGGATTTGGTTTAACCCAAGATTATGTAGCTAAAGAATTAGGTATATCAAGACCTACATTATCAAAAAAAGAAAACAATCAATTGGATTGGACTAAAAGTGAAATGGAAATATTATCCAATATTTTTAAGAAATTTAATAAAAAATACACAATAGAAGAAATTTTTTTTAGTAATAACTTCGCTATTAGCGAATCGAATGATTAAAAATTAACTTTTAGCAAAGAAGGGTTTAATATGAATCTAAAAAACATAAGAAAAGAAAAGGGATTAACTTTATCAAAACTAAGTAGTATTTCAAGTATAAGCGCTAGTTATTTAAGTGAACTTGAAAAAGGTAAATATGAAGCTACTGAAAGTAAAATAATTCGCTTAAGTTTAGCACTTGGAATTACACCAAACGAATTACTTGGATGGGAAGAAATAATAGATAACTTAAAAAGTAATCTAAATAATTTTATTTAAAAAATAGGATGGTGGGAGAATGGAGAACACAAAACATCAAAGAAGAAAAGATGTTCAATTATTTATTAATAAGGATTTAGGTTTAGAAGTAAGAGCGATTACAAATTCTGATGGAAGTATTTCGGTAAATGCAGAAGATGCTGCTACAGGATTTGGATGGATTGAAATTAAAGATGGTAAAAGATACGTTATGTGGAGAAGAGTAAATAAGTTTATAAAGGAATTTGATATTTCGGCACAAGTGTCGAAAGGAGATTTTATTCCAGAGAGTTTATTCTATTTATTAGGAATGAAAGCAGAAAATAAAGCAGCACAGGAATTTCAAAGATGGTTAGCAGTAGATGTAATACCACAGATAAGAAAAACAGGAACATATTCACCTAATAATCAACTTGCTTTGTCAGAGTTTAAGGGCCAAGTAATGTCATTAGTAAATGATATAGTATCTGAAAAAATTAATGAAGTTGAAGAAAAATGTTCAGAATTCTATAAAATCAACTCAGCAAAGAAGTATGATGTTAGTCAATATATTAAAAGAAGGTTAGGAATCAATAAAGCTAATAATGAATATCAGCAAGTTAAAGATAGAGTATTTCTATTACTTAATGTTACCAAATGGGAAGATATAGACATTGATACATTCAAAGAGTCTATAGATATTATAGATGAAAGTATACGTGTGATAAAAATGGAAAGGCCTTACGAACAAACTAGATTTAATTTATAGAACTACAGGAGGTTATTAAATGAAAGCAGTATTAACTAGAGCAGAATTAGCAGAAAGATGGAATGTAGATGTAAGAACTATAGCTAACTGGGAAAATGAAAGAATAATTCAAAGAGTAGATGGATTACCATTACCTAGATATTCTATAGAGCATATTCAATCTTTAGAGGGTATAAAGGATTTACATCAGTTTTCGCCTATAGAAAGAAGAAGATTAGAGGGAGAACTAGAAAAGCTTAAAGCAGAGAATGAAAAATTAAAGGCAGTATTATCTAAGATACTTTCAGAAAGTGCAAAAATCGTAGGAATGTAACTTAACATAATTAACTACTGTAAAGGAGGTGATTAATTATGGAAGAAGAGATATTAGAAAAATCTAATGAACTTTATGATTTATTATCAAAGTTTAAAGAGAATGCAGAGAGTTCGAGTCAATACTGGAGTGTAGTAGAAACTCAAAACTCACTTGGATCATTAATGCAAAGTATAGGGGGATAATTATGAGTTTAATGTATAAGTTGTATGTTATATGGATTGGAACATTAAAGTTCGCATATATCAATGGAGCGTGTTTAGTTACAGTTATTGCAATTATGGCTATTATTACTGCATTAACAGATGATAAGGCTATATTTACAAAAATATTTAAAAAATTTATGGAGTAAAGGAGAATCTGAATGTCTAAAATTTCATTTTTAAAAGTAAATTCATTTTTAGGTGTAGATGAATTAGAGTTATCACCAGGAAAAGTTAATATTTTCAAAGGACCCATGGGAAGTGGGAAAACCTCAGTAATTGAAGCTATAGAAAAAACTTTTACAAATAAAAGCAGAAGAACTGAAGTTATTAAGCACGGAGAAGAGGAAGCAACATTATTTGTTGAACTTAATGATGGATTAGAAATTGATAGAAGATTAAGAACTGAAAAGGGTGATTATCTTAAGGTTAGAAAATCAGATGAAGGTGTACCAAGTACAGAAAAGTTTTTAAGAACATTAGTTAATGGAAATATATTCAGACCTTTAGACTGGGTAAATCTTTCAGTTAAAGAACAGACTAAATCATTGCTTAGCATGTTAGAGATAAATTGGAGCGAGCAGGATATCGTAAATTGGTTTGGCGACCTAGTGGACGATATCGACTACTCACAACATATACTACTTATTATTAAGAGTATAGAACAAAAATACTATAAAATACGTGAAGAAGTCAATAGAGAAGTTAAGGAGCTAAATGCACGTATCAATGCGCTATATGAAGAATTACCAGCAGAATATGATGGAGAAGCTTGGAGAGAAGTAAAAGTTCAAGAATATTATGCAAAAGTAAGTGAAGCTCAAGAAATAAATAGATTAATTGATATGGCTAAGGGACTTCAAGAAAGTTTTAATGATAAGGTTGAAGCTATTAAGGCTAGAGGAGAAAAACAAAAAGCTAATATTACTTTAACTTATAAAGAGCATAGAGAAGATATAAATGACATTATAGCTTTATCTAATAGCAAAATTGAGAGAGCAAATAACTTTATAGATAATTCTAATAATACTTTAGAAAATGAATTAAATAAGCTAGATAATCAACTTGAATCAGAATATCAAGCATTATTACAAAAGTATTCTGTTTTAAAAGATGAAAAGAAAAGAGAATTATTAGCAGCAGTAGAAGAACAAAAAGATATTATAGCTATAAACAATAATAAAATAGCAACCAAAGAACAAGAACTTAGAAGTTTAGATGAAAAGGAAGAAGCTGAAAAATTTGCAGTAGATGAAAAGATTAAATCAGATATAGAAAAAGAAGAAATACGAATAGGTAAAGCTGCAAGCTATTTAAGAGAGAATACACCAATAGATATAGCACCATTGCAATTAGAGGCTGATAATGTAGCTGAAATGGTAGGTTATTTAAGAGATTGGGATAGGATCATAGAGATAAGAGATGGTATTTTAGCATCAAAACAAGAATATTCAGTTGAATTAACAGCTAAAATTGATAAAGCTAGAAAACTGCCAGGAGAATTACTTAAAACTGCTAAGATGCCTGTAGATGGAATTTCAGTTGATGTAGATGGTAATGTGCGAATAAATGGAACATTAATAAATGGTTTATCAGATGGCGAAAAACTTACATTAGCGATGCGAGTTGCAAAGGCTCAATGCGGAGAATTAAAGCTTATTTGTATGGATAAGTGGGAGAGCTTAGATAAAGTGGCTCAAGCTAAACTGTTAGAAGAAATGACTACTGATGAATATCAATACTTTGTTACAGAGGTAATGAATACTGAAAGTAACTTAGTAGAAGTTGAAAAGATAGGGTAGATGTTATGAGTAAGAGATTATCATTGGTTGGAAATCGATTTGGTAAATTAGTTGTTATTTACCTAGGGTGGAGCATTGAAAAGGCATTAACAGCAAAAGTAAGAAAGGGGAAAGTAAATGAAATTTGATATTAAAGACATAGAGGATAAAGAATTATTTAGTTCTACAGCAACAGTAGTATTTGATACAAGAACTGATAGTGATGATAGAACAGAATGGCATAACCAAAGGTCAAAAACTATTGGTGGTAGTGAAATAGCTAAGATAGCAGGATTAAGTAAATATGGATCACCTTTAACTGTGTTCAATGAAAAGTTAGGTTTAGTTGAAAGATTTAAAGGCAATATTCACACTAAGTTTGGTACTAGGATGGAAGATGTAATTAAGGAATTTTTCATAGATGATTTTAAAGAAACTACAGGTATAGAAGTAGAAGTTTGTAATTATCCATTTATGATGATAGATAAAGAATTACCTTTCTTATCAGCTAATATTGATGGATTAGCAAAATTTAATGAGGATTATATCTATTGGGAAAATAGAAATACAGCTGAAATTAAGTTTATTCCAAAGGATGAATTGATAGGAATTGAAATTAAAACTGCAGGCGAGTTTTCCAAAAACAATTGGAATGATGATGAAATACCAGATGAATACCTTTGTCAAATATATCATTATATGGCTATAACAAATCTTAATTATTTTCTAATTATATACCTTATAGGAAAAGAAGTTAAGTGGAAAGTGATACCTAGAAATGAAGATGATATTAAAGCTTTAAGAGAGATAGGAAAAGATTTTTGGGAGAATCATATAATACCTAAAGTTCCACCTTGTCCAGTAGGAGTGAAAAAAGAAACTGATCAAATACTTGAAAATCAAATACTTGAAGATGGAGCAGAAGTTGACATAACTGATAACAAGTTAACCCAATACAATGAAGTATCTGAAAAGATTAAGGAATTAGAGAAGGAAAAGGAAAGACTTAAACAAGAAATTTTCTTAGAATTAGGAAATAGTAAAAAAGGAACTGATGGTAATTACAAACTAAGTAGATATGTAGTTACCAGAGATAAGTTAGATAATAAGATACTTAAGGAGAAGTATCCACAAACGTATGAAGCAGTACTTAAAGGAACTACTGAATATGTAAATATGAGAATAAGTAAGTGTAAATAGGGAGATTGAAAATGGATAAGAAGATAGAAGTTCAACATAATATGTTTTTAGTTGTTTATCCTGAAGAATATTATGAATACTTTGGGATAGAGCCAATATTAATAAGAAAAGTTGATATTGAAAAAGTATATAAAATTAATCAAAGAGAAGATAGTAATGAAAGAAACCCTCTATATGGAATTGCAATTAAGATGAAAAATGATGCAGAACATGTAGAATGGTATGAAGATTATAGACCTGAATTAATTGAAGCTGGATATATAGCAGAGAAAATAAGAGATGAAAGATTTAAAAATATATTAACACAATTATCAGAAGATACTGATTCGAGTATATATAAAGATAATAAGGAGGAAATATAAATGGCAAATGTAAATGGAGGATTAGTTGCAAATAAGAAAGCAGAAACTAAGGAATTAACACCTCAAAAGCAGATGGCTGGAATGTTAAAACAAATGCTACCTGAAATTAAAAAGGCAGTTGGAAATACAATGACACCCGAAAGATTTTCAAGAATAGCATTGAGTTTATTTAATGGAAATCCACAATTTTGGGAAGCATCACCTACAAGTTTCTTAAGTGCATTAATGCAAAGTGCTCAATGTGGATTAGAACCAAATACAGTACTTGGTGAAGCATATGTTATACCATATAAAAATAATAAGCAAGGAATTACAGAAGTTAATTTTCAAGTTGGATATAAAGGTATCTTAAAAATGGCCTTTAATACTGGAGAATATGAAGCTATATATGCTCATGAAGTAAGAAAAGGTGATGAGTTTAGTTATGAATATGGACTTCATAAGAATTTAATTCATAAGCCTGCTGATGTACCTAGTGAAGAAATAACTCATTATTATGCAGTATATAAACTTAAAAGTGGTGGATTTGATTTTGTTGTATGGTCCAAAGAAAGAGTTGAACAACATGCTAAAGAGTTTAGTAAAAACTATATGTATCAAGGAAAAGTAAATAAGAATTCGGTTTGGGCAAAGAATTTTGATAGCATGGCTAAGAAAACAGTATTAATTGATGTTCTTAAGTTTGCACCAAAGAGTGTAGAGATGGCTAAAGCATTAGATCTTGATTATAAAGCAGAGGCAAAAGAAGAAAAGGTAAGCAACTTTAATTATGTAGATGTTGATGCAGCACCTATTCATAATGATGAACCAGTAGTAGATGCAAATTATATAGTAGATGAATCTAAAGTTAATCAAGAAGATATGTTTGCAGATACACCATTTAATTAAAGCTTGGAGCTTAGGCTCCTTGCTAGATAGGAGGAAGATAAATGCCATTCAGATTAGTATACACAGAGTTTTGGCAAGATCCTAAGGTAATGGAGGAAATGACACCAGAAGATAAATATTTTTATTTATACTTATTAACTAATCCATGTACCAATATGATAGGAGTTTATAGGATAGTAAAAAAACAAATGGCTTTTGATTTAGGATATAGCATTGAATCTATAAATAGTTTAATGGATAGATTTATAAATTATCATAAATTAATTAAATATAATGAGAACACAAAGGAATTATGTATTGTCCATTATGGCAAGTACAATTTAAATCGAGGAGGCAAGCCAATGCTTGACTGTATAAAGAAAGACTTGTCCAAAATTAATGATATTAGTTTAATTGAAGAAATAGTTGTCCATATTAAACATCCAGCTATTAAGAGCTTTATAGAAGATTACTTGTCCAAATTAAATAACGATACGTCGGACGATACGTCAACGACTAGTGAACGAGAGGCGGACAAAACCATAAACCATAATCCAAAAACCATAAACCATAATCCTAAATCCAAAACAACAACTACTATAGATAATAGTAGTAGTCTTAAAGGAAATTTAGATGTATTCAAACATTTTGAAAAATGTGGATTTATGGTAACTGCAATGTTAATGGAGCAAATTGCAAGCGATATAGAAGTTTATAACAAACAATGGCTAATGGATGCAGCAACTGAAGCAATGAACAGAGGAAAAATTAATAATTACAAATATGTCCTAGGAATATTACAAAACTGGACTTCAAATGGAAGGAAGGATATGAATGAGAATACCAGTAACAATAACCAAGACCTTGGAGCAGAACTTAGAGAGCAAGGAATTGGACTGTAGACAACCTATAGAAACTTGTTCTAATTGTGGAGAGCCAATACAAAAGGATATTGAAATACTTAATAAGATAAGACGAGTTCCTATAGTATGCAGTTGTAAAAAGGCTGAATTAGAGAAAAAGGCTATTGAAGATGAAAATAAGGAAAAGCAATTAAGACTCGATACTATATTTAAAAACTCATTAATGGATGAAAAGTTTAAAAGATGTACATTTGAAACTTGGGATCATAGCAGAGGTTCAGAAAAAGTTTTTAATATTTGCATTGGATATGCTAAGAATTTTAAGAGTGCTAAAGAAGATAATTTAGGATTAATGCTTTATGGAGAGCCAGGTAATGGGAAAACTCATGCGGTATCATGTATAGCTAATTATTTAATGCTAAGAGGAATACCAACGATTTGTGTAAGTATTAATAAAATGCTTGAAAGAATAAAGGAGACATATTCTTCTTATGGTAAAGAAGGAGAAGAAACTGTACTAAAGAGCTTATCTAATGCCGATTTATTAATAATTGATGATTTAGGAACAGAACAAAAAAATGAGTGGAGTGCAGCTAAGATATACAACATTATGGATAGCAGATATAGGAATGGACTACCAACAATTATTACAACGAATATTAACCTTAAGGATTTAAAGGATATGTATCAAAAGAGGACTTATGACAGATTAATGGAGATGTGCACTCCTGTAATGAATGATGGTAAGAGCATTAGAGTTCAAAAGAGTAAAGAAAAAACTGAATTACTTAAGAAGTTGATAGGATAGTTTTGAAATTATTGCAAAATAGTTAGGAGAGAGTAGTTATGATTAAAGAGAGCTTAGATAAAAGAATTTGCGATTGTGAAAATGCTTCAAATACACAAACATATAGGGAGTTTATAAGGCAAAGTGAGGAAGAATTTGAAATAGAATATTCAAATTTGGATTTAATGTCAGAAGAAGAATTGGAAAATTATCTTCATTTTATGGACGAATTATGGAATAAGTAGCGAATAATTCATTTAAGGTAATTTGATTATATTACGAAGTAAGAAAGGAGAATTTTATGGATATAATGTTAGCAACAACAGTTTATGATGAAGAACTTAAAAGTTGGATTGTATATGTAGATTCAGAAGGAGAATTATTGCCAGTAGGTACAACTATTAATGAGGATTTAGGGCTTTTTGAATATTGTAAATTTAACACAAAGGAAGAAGCGATAGATTGGATAAATTCAAAACCTAATCAAATGAAATATGATAAAGAGTTGATAGTTGAGTAATTCACAATTCAAAAAAAAGGGGGATGTAAAAGTGAATAGAGATAAGATGTATTATTGCATTGATAATTTAGGATTAAATGCAAAAGAAACAATTGAAGCAAGTGAAGAACTAGATAAAGAGGTTTTAAAAGAAATACTTAAGGATCCAGTAGTTGAAAATATATATCTTAAGCAAGTAGTTAAAGCTAAAGAGTATAGAATAGCAAAGTTGGAAGAGATAATAAGGAACTTAAGAAGAAATAGAAGAGTTAATGATTTAGCAGAATTAGCAGCAATGTTAAATGAAACAGGAATGCCTGCGAAAGAAAGTGTTAAATTGTCAGTTTATATAGGGCAAGTCAAGGGAATTTAGTTATGAAGTTAAGGTTAATGATACTTGATAGGAATATAAAGACATCTGAGAGTAACGATAACGACTCATGGGAGAAGATTTCTAACAAACTTGAAGAAGAATACCTGGAGGTACAGGAAGCGATTAGAGAGGCAGATAGAGCGCATATAGCGGAAGAGATTTTTGATTTGCTTCAAGTATCTATTAGAGCATTGGTTTTATTAACTAAAGAGAAGTTTAATATAGAGCAACTTAATGTGAGACATAATAAAAAACTAGTAAACAGAGGATGGAAAGAAAAAAAGATTATTAATATTTTCATTAAGGAGTGATTAGTATGTCAAGATTAGAAGAGGTTAGAAATTTAGCAGAAGGATTAGTTGAAATTCAGGTAGATTTTATTGATAAGGACAATGGTAAAAAGCAAGGATTAATATTTTACACTTTTGAGAACTTCGGTAAATGGTATGCAGATAGCTATGATACAGTTAAAGTTTTAGATGTTATTCAAAGTGAAGAATAAATCTTTGGAGGAATTTGAAATGAGAGTAGTAGAAGTAATACCTTTTAAAAACTTCAAAGAGAAAATTAAGTTAGTAAAAGAACTTAAATTAAGAAAAGGAAGAATTTCAGTATTTGAAAATTATATAGTAAGTGAATATATGGAGGGATAATAAATGAAATCAACAGGAGTTGTAAGACCAATAGATCAGTTAGGAAGAATAGTTATTCCAATAGAATTAAGAAGGAATTTAAATCTTAAAGAATTAGATCCTAAAACCGGTAAAGGGGACAAGTTAGAAATATTTATTGAAGGTGAAAATATAAGACTTAGCAAGTATAAACAAGGATGTATCTTTTGTAGAGAAATTAACGACTTAAAAGAATATATGGGAGATAAAATTTGCAGCAAATGTGCAAGTAATATAAGTAAATAGAATAGGGGGAGAATGGACAGTTAATGCAGCATGGTTTTAAGTGTTCATTCTCATATGAAACTCAATTTCATAAAAGGAGAGGTAGAAATGGAAAGTAAAATTGAAAAGCATAGAAGAAAAGAAGGAGTTCAATTATTTGTTAATAAAGAATTAGAGCTTGAAGTAAGAGCAGTAGAGATTAATGGAGAAGGTTGGTTAGTTGGTAAGGATGTAGCAGAAGTTTTAAGATATTCAAATCCAAGTGATGCATTAAAAACTCATGTAGATGAAGAGGATAAAAAGCAAATAGCGTATCACGATTTGCAAACATTAGGCTTAAATGATTTTGGAACTAAAGGTGGATGGTTAATAAACGAAAGTGGATTTTATTCATTAATACTTAGAAGTGATATGCCAAATGCTAAAAAGTTTAAAAGATGGGTAACATCAGAGGTATTACCATCTATAAGAAAAACAGGAGCATATCAAAATAAACCAATGTCACCGATGGAATTGCTACAACTTCAATATGATGTATTAAAAGAACATGATAAAAGATTCGAAGAGGTAGATGAAAAGATTGAGGTTCTAAGTAATAGTATGACAATTGATTACGGTCAACAGGAAGTAATTAATAGAATTGCTAAGGAAAGAATGGTACAAGTTTTAGGCGGAAAAGATACTCCAGCATATAGAGAACTTAGTAAGAAAGTGTTCTCTAACCTTTGGAAGAGGTAGAAGCAAGTATTCCATGTATCAAGTTATAAAGATACAGCTAAGAAAGATTATGAAGATGCAATTAAGTACATTGAGAAGTGGGAGCCTAGTAAAGAACTAGGATACATGATTACTGGTGCTAATAGTCAGATTCAATTTAATAATTAGGAGGAAATAATGGAGAGATTTAGAGTAGCATTTATAGTTCCAGGTGAACCAAAAGGTAAAGGTAGACCGAGATTTAATACAAAAACAGGTAGAACTTATACACCAGGAGATACTATTAATTATGAAAATTTAGTTAAGATGCAATATCAAGCATTAGTTGGTGACAAGTATACAGAAAAAGAAGTTGAAGCAAGAATTACATGCTACTACGGAATACCTAAAAGCATGAGTAAATCTAATAGAGAAAAGGTTTATCATGGAAAGTTAAGACCAACTAAAAAACCTGACCTAGATAACATTGCTAAGATTGTTTTAGATAGTTTAAATGGATTAGCTTATAAAGATGATAGTCAGATAGTTAAGTTACAAATAGAAAAATATTATGCAGAGAGACCTTTGGTGAAGGTTGAGTTATATGAGGTAGAACATGGAGAAGATTAAGTTAAAAGATATAGTAGGCGTAAGAGTTAGAATAGGAAAACTTAATTCATTAGGACAAGTAGTGAGTTATAGAAGAGGAATAATAGAATATGCAACAGATCATTTAATTGGTGTTAAGTATGATGAGACATGTTATAAAGAAAGTTTTAATAGAGGAGCTATTTTAGAAGAATCTAATAAAAGAGTTGAAATAAGATATGGAAGTGATTGGATTAAATTAAAAGGGGTGATATAAGTTGGGAAAAGCTTGGGAAGATATGAGCAATAAGGAAAGGGCCGAACAAACTATAAGAGATATCAAAAGGAGACAAGCTATTAGAAAGAAAGCTGCATATGATGTTAAAGCATTAAAGATTGAGAGCGTAATAAAGAGTTCAGCTAAAAGAAGAAGTGTTAAAAATAGAGGATGCAGGAGTTTGAATTAATGAATAGGAAACAAAGAAGGCAACTAGAAAGAGAACAGAGTAAAGAAGCAGCTCAATTCAATTCTCAATCTAAATGGCTAGATAATTTGCTTCCTTGGCAAAAAGCAGTTATAGATACAATGATAAGAGAAGTAAAAGTAGATGCAGAAATAGAGTGTATTGAAGCAGTGGACAAGATATTAACAGGTGTTCTAATTGAAAGAACTGATATGAGTTGGAAGGAAACATTTGATTTCAATACAGCTTTTGGAAAGTATTATGCAGAATATAGATTTGTTACAAGTAAAATTGGGAAGGAGAAAAGATTAAAAATGTTACAAGAATTAGAAAAAGAAGTTATATCAAAGGTGGAAAGTTTAATTATTGAAGGAAAGAGTAGAGGACAGATAGTTAAAAATTTGATGTCTGATTACAAAGAAAAAGTAGGGTTAACAACACCAGAAGCTAACAATGTTTATAAGAGAACTTATGAAAAATACAAGTTATATATTAAGGAGATTGAAACAGAGGTTATAAAAAGCATTATAGGGCATTTAGAAAACAATCAAAAATCAGAAGGAATTATAAATTTAATCAAAATTGAATATCCCAAAATATCTGAAAATGATATAAGGGGTATGTATATAATTGCTAAAGAAGAATTTATGAAACCTAAGTATGAGGATTATTCAAACGTTCCTTATGTTGGCAATGATAATGTTAAAAAACAGGGGCGTAAAGCAAAGAAAGATACAAGTGAAATAGTTAGTAATAAGAGTGAGGAAAAAGCCGATAATGAGGCTATAAACGTTGAATACAACGATATAAAAGAAGAGGTTAAAGAGGAAAAGAAAGATATGGGTAATTTAAAGGTTGTTAAAGAAATTGTAAAAGTAGTTAGTAGAGAATTAGAAGGAGAATTTGGAAAATATATTGCAGATGAAAATGGAGTTACAAGAGAAGGTTTGAATTTTAAGGATTTAGCAGCAGTAGAGGAATATAAAAAACGAGAAATTGAAAGATTTGAAAGAGAAATAGCTGAATTAGAAGCAGTCTTTACTTTCAGGGAAAATTAATATGGATATAGCAGAGAAGTTAGAATTGTTGGAGAAGTCTAAGAAAACTTTAGACTCTCTAACTATAGAGTTAAGGAAGCGTGGATATGCATTAGCAGTAGCTGAAAGAGATTATAGAAAAGCATTAGCAATAAAAGAAGTTGAGTTAAGAGGTAAAGGGAATAGTTATCCAGCTAACCTAGTGTACGACATAGCACGTGGACAGTTATCAGATTTACGTTATAAGAGAGACATAGCAGAAATAGAAGTAGATATTTGCAGAGACAGATTAAGAAATGAAAGAGCAGGAATTGAAGCACTTAGGTCAATGCTAGCTTTCGACCGAGCAAATTATTTAAATAGTTAGGAGGAAAAAGAAAATAATGAGCATTAAGGAAATAGCTATAGAAGTAGCAGAATTAGTAGAAAAGAAGAATAGAGATTATGGAAACAGTTTTGATAAAACATTAGAGGAATATGGAGATACGGCTTATTTCTTAAGAATAGAGGACAAGTTAAGTAGATTAAAGAGTTTAAGCAAGAAAGATGCTCCAGAAATTGATGAAAGCGTTGAGGACACGCTTAAGGACATTATAGGGTATACATTATTAATGATTAATAATAAAAGAAGTAAAGGCAAAGTTGTAATTTTTTAAATAACAATTTGAAATTATTGTTCATTAAATAAGGAGGAGAAAAATGAGAGAAATTAAATTTAGAGCATATGCAGTAGAAAGTTTAATTGATAGCCAATGGATTGAAAATGGATATGGAGTAACTAAAATTAAATATACTGATGGAACAAGCTCAGTTCATATATTAACATCATACGGAGATTATCAAGTTGTAGAAGAGTCTGTAGGTCAGTATACTGGTTTAAAAGATAGGAACAAAAGAGAGATTTATGAAGGTGATATAGTCCAATTTACAGATAATTATAATACTGATATTCCACCACATATTGGTGTAGTTAAATTTAATAACGCAAGCTTTTATATTACTGATGGTGCATATAGTTGTTATAGATGGATAGATATAAATGTTGAGATTATAGGTAATATATATGAAAATCCAGAGTTAATATAATGAACAATTCAAAAATATTGTTCGTTAAAATTGAAGGAGGGATATTATGTTTTGGGATGAAGAATACATTTATGAAAAAATAGAAGACTTAAAAGGTATGATTGAAAATAATACCTTTGATAAAACTAAGTGTAATAATTTCATATCATATGATGAGTTAGAGGATGAATATTCTCATAATGAAATAGGCTATGCACAAGAAATGTTTATTCAAAAAGCAAGAGAATACTTATCAAGATACCCTAAACAATATGCAATTTGGTGCGATTGGTGTGTTCATGTAGCAACAGTTGATTTATATAGGGATATAATGTGGGGAAAAGGTAATTATCAAGAGAATTATATAAAGATAAGAGAAAATAGAGATATTGTTTAGTTCGTAATTCAAATATATTAAGAAATAGAAGGAGAGGTAAATATGAAAGAAGAAAATATAAAAGTTAATTATGAAACTATAGGAGTTATGGAGCAAAGAAACTTAATTGAAGCTACAAGAAATTTAGGTAAAGCAATGACTAAGGAAGAGTATTTTTCTATAATGCTTGTTTACCAAAGAGTTATAGATAGACTTGTAGGCGAAGCAGAAAAGCAAGGAATAGAGATATAATCTATTACACAATTCAAAAAAATTGTGATGTAAAACAATAGATAAAAACTAAAAGAACAAAAGATAAACTTTACATAATGTTGAGTTATGTGAATAAAATTTTCAAAATAGGGCATTTTTGGAGGAGATGAATTTTATGGTTAATAATACTCTAGAAAATAAAGGTGTCACTAAAGAATGTGCTAAATATTGCATGCAAAGTATAGTAAGGCTTTTAAATGGAGATATTAAGAAGTTTGAAGAATATGCAACTAAAGCATTGGAGATAAACAGAGAAATAGAAGAGAAAGTTAGTTGGACAAGCTGTTCTTTTAAAGTAAATGGGAAGAAAGTAGAAGCAAAGATTAACATGAAAACACAAGAGATAAGAGATTTAGAAGGTAATCTTTTAAGAGAAGGTGTTATTGTTGGGGATAGTAATTAATTTAATAGTTATAGCATCTGCAACTATTGTAATTTTAATTATATCGGCTATTGTAGTTGGTTCTAAATATGAAAAAGAGTTTATGACTAGCTGGGAAAAATGTAACGGAAATTGCAGGAGCTGTAAAGATGCAGGTCAATGTATGAATAGACCTTATAAGTAAAAGGAGGGTAGAATTTATGAAATGTTCTCATGAAAGATTGAGTAAAACAATTAATAGTGAAGTTTTATTTTGTAATGATTGTGGAGAAATTATTGACTTTCAAAGTGAAATATTAAAGGGTAAAAATGAAAAGTTAGTTAGTGAAAATAATGAATTAAAAGCATGGATAAGGGAAGTTGAATTAAAAAATGATGCACTAGAAAAAGAAAATGATATCCTTAGAAAATGCTTAAAAGAGGTTTTATAGATGAAGATATTTCAAATTGAAGCTAATTTAAATGTTAGACATTTATATGTTGTTGAAGCCGAAACAAAAGAAGAAGCTAAATCTTTCATTGAAGAAAAAGAAAGATGTAAAGGCGAATGGAAAGATAGAGCTCATGTTAAAGATAAGGTTTGGTTAGGAAATATATCAAACCAAGCGATAGAAATAAAAGAGATTTGGGAGGAATAGACATGGAAACAAATTATGAATGGATACCAGTTACTAGAGAGGAAGTTATGAATAATAATCCTTATACACCAATAGTTGAAAAAGGAATAGAAGAGATTGATGATTAAGAAAAGTATTATAGGACAGTTGAAAGATGGAACTAGATATAACATAAGAGGAAATGAACTAATTATAAACAATAGAGTATGGTTCAAGGGAACTAAAGAAGAGATAGAAAAATATATGGAGGAGAGATTGAACAATGAATAAAGTAGTGATTATAGGGAGACTTACAAAAGATCCAGAGCTTAAATATACTCCAGGAAATGGAACAGCAGTAACAACATTAACTTTAGCAGTTGATAATTACAATAGTAAGAGTGGAGAAAAGGGCGCAGATTTTATTCCGGTAGTGATATGGGGGAAGCAAGCTGAAAATACTGCTCAATATATGGTTAAAGGAAATCAGATTGCTATAAGTGGTAGAATTTCAACTAGGTCATATGATGCAAAAGATGGTAGTAAAAGATATGTAACAGAAGTAGTAGCAGATATGTTTAATGGAGTGCAGTTTTTATCTAAGAGCAATGGAACTAATAGTACAAGCAATAATACTGAAAATGATGTGTTTAATGGAATGAATTTTGCAGATGATATGACACCAGTAGATGATGGAGATATGCCATTCTAATGGATACATCAAGGAAAATACTAACTAATAAAGATACATGTTATTTTTGTATTTACTTTCAACAATTAAGTAGCAATGGAAGAAAAACTTGTAGTGGAAGATGCAAAGTAACAGGAAGAATATATTCAAGGGCTAATAAAGCATGCAAAAAGAATTTTAGAAGTAAGGACCAAATTGGACTGTTCGGTATATCCGAATAGTTCAGGTCCTGATAAAAAGAGAGGTATTAGATAATATGGAATATATAAACGATATAAACATTCAAGAAGCAGTAATTAATGTATTAGATAATAATGGAGCTGAACCAATTTTAAATGAATTTACTTTAGAATTAACGGAAGATACTTATAAATTTTTATATAAGCATATAGAAAAATGTTTAAAAGATGAAGAATTAAAAACAGCAGTATTTAATCCAGAAAGAAATATAGTTAGAGAAATAACTAAGGATTATTTAAATGGAATGGATAAAGATTTTATAGAGTTATCTAAAGAATTATCTAAGCAGTTATTTTCAATAATGAAATGTAATTGCAATATACCATCATGTGATTTCATAACAGTATCTTTGATTACAGATATAGGACCACTTATAGGGATACTTAAGATGGATTATGTTAACACTTTTACTCATCAAATAGATATTTTTGACAATAAAATAGCAGTTGGATTATTAAAACATGGTTTAACTTTACCTGGAAGCAGTCAAAAGATACAGAAAGCAGCATTTGTTAAACCTACAAGAGAAAAAGCAAAATGCGATTTATATATCTTAGATAAAATGAAGAATGTAAAAAGTGATGATGAATATGGAATTAATTACTGGACAAACTCATTCTTAAATTCTTGTATAGTCACAAATGAAAGGGATAATACTAAAGTCTTTATGAGAGCATCTGAAACTTGGATAAGAAATAACTTAATAGAAGATGCTGAAAAGGCTGAAAAGATAAGAAGAGAAATTAAAGAGAAGTTAGTAGCTGAAGATAATATAAATGTTGAAGAAGTAGCCGAAAATCTATTAGGGCCTGGACAAAAAGAAGACTATAGAATGTTTATGGCCAGAAATTGTGATGAAGAGTTTACAATAGATAAGAAGTATGTGGAAAAGAAACTTAAAAGGGTTAGATTAAAGATTGATAAGGATATAGATTTATATATTAACCAAGAAGCATATAAAGACGCATCAAAGTTTGAAATACAAAGAAATGGTGATGGAAGTATCAATATGATAATTAAGAATGTTGTAAACTACATTGAGAAATAAGGAGGAAAACTTATGGAAAATGGGAAAAGAGAGTTTAAGATTATAGAAGATAAACTTTATAATTTCTTTAATAAAGAAAAGAAGATAGCAACTTTAAACTATCGTATAGAGATATTAAAGAAGCAAATAGAAAAAATTGATCAAGAGCTTAAAGATTGTGATGTGAGCATAGAAATAGAAAGTAGTAGTCCAAGTTTTGAGGAGAGAGTTCAAAGTTCATCAGATGGTACAAGCTATGCAGAGAGAGAAGTTATAAGAATAACTGATTTAAAACTAAAGAGAAAAGCTGAGAAGGAAGTTGAAATAGAAGAGTTTTTAGCATTAATAGATAAAATAGAATTAGATAATGCTATATTAGAATATAATTTACAATTTATTAATGAAGAATGGCATAAATTATTAGAACTTAAATATAAAGATAAAAAAAGTGAGCAACAAATAGCAATTGAAATGAATATGAGTCAATCACAAGTTAATAAGATAAAACAAAAAGTTATATTTGATATTAAGAGATGGGAAGAGTGGAGAGAAAAGAGTTAATTGAAATAATTATTAAGGAGATAAATAGTAATGAGAAATTTAAAAGAATATATTAAAGACTTAGAAGTTAATGTATTAAAAGATTTGTTAGAGCAGTATAAATGGGAAACGGAGTGTAAACTTGATAGCCATTTAGAAAAGATAAATTTAATTGAAAAAGAATTGAAATTAAGACTTAACTAATTCGCAGTTCAAAAATAGGAGGTTGTTATGTGGGGAGAATTTTGTGATATATATTCACCATCAGCTGAAGAAAAAATGAAATTAATTTATTTATTAAAAGGTTAAATTCAGATATCCAAAGATTAGATTTAGATAAAGATGAATTAATTATGATAGTTGAAAATTTATATAGAGAATAATTTGAAATTATTGCGAACTAAATAATAAAATTTGATCCTTGAAAATTGAATAGTACGGTATTGTAAAAATATGTTATAATTAATTTATAATGGTATTATATTGTACAACAACTATAATATGCAAAGTATTAAATGTTGTATAATTAATATAATTTTAAGTATAAATTAGGAGGGATTAATTTGAGACCAGCATTAGTAATAATTGATATGCAAAATTGGTTTTTTAGAAGCGCAGAAAGAAGAGTAAGGTTGCCAAAACTTATTTCATCAATCAATGAACTTATAGATATTGCGAGTGAAAAAGAAATTCCAATATATCAGGTTTTAACTATACATAAAAGCGATAGGTCTACTTGGAACATTGTTATGAAGAAACATAATATTGCTGCATTACTTGAAGGTAGTAAAGAAGCAGAATTGTTACCTCAAATAAAATTTGATAATTCACAAGAAGTTCTTATAAAGACAAGACAAAGCACCTTTATAAGAACTAACTTTGAAGAAAAGTTAAGAGAACAAAATGTGGACACTCTGATTTTATGCGGAGTTTTTACTCATGGTTGCGTTGGGAGAACAGCAGTTGATGCCTATGAGAGAGATTTTAATGTAATATTGGCAAAGGATGCATCTTTTAGTCATGTGAAAAATCAAGAAGAAGCAATGTTTGAAGTCATTAAACAAGAGCAAGAACAATCCATACTAACTAATGATGAAATAAAGAAATTACTTGTAAATATAAGGTCATAATATTAATCTATTACAAACTCAAAATTAAATATAAAATAATAAAAATACCGTACTATTCAAATGAATATGCGGTATTTTTTAGTTCGCAATTCAAAAATATTAAGAAATAGAAGGAGAGGTAAAGATGAAAGAAGAAAATATAAGAATTAATTATGAAACTATAGGAGTTATGGAGCAA